GTGCTCGGTGGAGCCCAAGGTTTGCGTGCCACGTCTTTAGCACGAGTATCAGCAGAACGGGTCATTCTGTCATTTTCAGGTTTTAAAAACCTACCCTTATCGTCTCTATTCATAGTTATTACCTTTTTACAAATTTTGCGTACTCGTTAAGAGGTACGTTTAACTTCTTAGCCATTTGAACCTCTGACGGTGAAAGTTTAACTTTACGTTTACCTCCAGTCGCCTGGGTATTTCTGGCTGCAGAAGCCACTCTCTGCTGAGGTTTTTGCGTTTCTGCAACTGGTTCTTCTACCTTTTCAAACTTGGCAGGAAAACTCTTCCTCAACCTTTGATCAACTTCAGTATAATACTCATCGCTGCTAGGATCAAATCCTTCATCAACAAGATCTTCATGTATACCAAAAGTTGCCATGGTCATTACACGATCTTCGCCAAACCAAACATTGTTATCTGCCCAAGCCTGTGCTTTTGGATCTGGTTGTGCAGGCTTTTGTTCAGGTTGCACGACAGGTGTTTCTTGTGCATCTGTATTTTGCGTGAAATTAATTTTTGAATTTTTAATAGATGATTCTTCGACTGCTATTCTAGCTAGTATGTCTTGTGCTTTAACAGCCTTATCATGATCTTGTGTTTCCAAAGCATTTTTCAAAGCTGCTTGAGCTTGCACTCTTTGAGATTGTAATCTTTGTTCTGCCTCACCTAAAAAACTTTGACTGCTTTGTGCTACTCTTTGCTTTAAATCCTTATTTTCAGTTTTTAAAGTGTTAGCCATATTGTATGCTGACTCACTTGCACGTTCTGCTTCTCTTAATTTACGTGTAAGTGTATTAATTCTCTTCTGTACTTTATCAGAATAGCCTGCTAACTCATCTTCTTCGGATGGCGCAGCTTCTTGAACAGGCTCTTCAACTTGCTCAGGTTCTGATTCTTGTACAGCTTCTTCAGGCTCAGGAGTAGGTTCTTCTAACTCTACTATTTGGCCTTCTTCTATATTTTCGTTTTCGTTTTTAACTTCTTCTGACATAAGTTCTCCTTATACTGCAACGATATCGGTTGGATCGTGTATGGTTGCTATCACTTCATCATCGTTGATAATTCTGCATTCTGCATCATCACCAAGTTTGAATCTTGCTCCTGCGTAACGACCAATCAATACCCATTGTTTTTCTTTACACCAAGCTTCGTTACCAAACTTAGCATCTTTGTAACATAGAGGTCCCATTTTCACTACGTATGCACAAACAGTTGATAATCTTTCTCTATCAACCGTATCTTGTGTAAGTATTATGCCGCCTTTAGATTTACCCATACCAGCAAATGGCAGTATCAACATACGCCACCCAGTAGGTGTAGGCATTCTTTCTAATGCGGATTTGTCTAAAAGAGTTGGATCAAGGACTTTTATTCCAGGATCAACATATGCTTTATCAAGCTCTTCACCCGTTTCTTGTACGGTTTGCTCTATTGCTTGATTTTCTTTCTCGATTTCTTTTGCTACGTGGTCAGGTACTACCACCTTGTTGGTCTTCGTCATCTTCTATCACTTTTCCTAGCAGCTCCCTTAGATCATTTTCTACGTCGATGAGAGAACTGTAACGTCCACGTAGAAACTCATATTGGCTCATGTCTTTGACGCCAGCCAGTAATGTGTCTGTTATAGCTTGCCTTTTATCAGCAAGTTCTTTAAGTAGTTTTTCTCTTAACCAAAGTACTGACATTAATATACGCCAGAAAACTTTGTGCCAGATTCAGCAATACCAACACCTCTCGCTTTACCTTTACCCATACCAGGTTGAGGTTTAGTGTTGACAGAAACTTTTTTAGTAACCTTTAAAGGCACGCTTCCTTTGTTGCTGTAGCTTTGTTTTTCTTTCATAATTTTCATAATTTGATTCTATACTACCTTATTTTCTATTCAAGTCCATTAATTTTAATTCTCTTTGCTGTTCCAAACGTTCTCTTGTAGTTTCATCTTTCATCTCAGCAATATCTTCTTGCAAACTTATACGCTCACGGTCGATAGCATCTTGACGTAATGAGTCGTCTCGTTTCCTTTGTTGTTCTACCTGGAATTGTTGCTGCTCG